ACTGAGATATACTGGGTGTTGTTATTAATATCCAAGAACGCCACGTGGGAGTGGTCAAGTTGTGCGCGAGGGCCAGTTTCAGCAGAGATACTCAGCAGTACCGGGGCTGTGGTGGATGACGCTGGGGCAGACTGAGTAATCTGCAAGCTCAGTCGATAGAAGGACTGGTCAATGAATGAGGTAAAGAGTGTTGGGATACCTTCCCCGTCACTCCAAAGTGTCCCATCACTCCAATGAAATGTTGACCAACGCGACACGGGTTAGATCTCCTCGATGGCCACACCAGACACGATAGTACGGTCAATGTCCAGTAAGCTCACGGTCGGTGAGCCTTCAAAGTTACGAATAAGGAAGTTCAATGAGCGTAGGTACTTCTCTCGACTAAAGGCCCCAAAGTCCTTGAAGTAGGTCTGGTAGATCATGGTAATGGCGGTATCAGTTAACCCTACCGCATCGGTAAACAACTGTGGTTCATCCATGTTATAGACAAAGATTCCAGTACTAGGGTTACCCTCACCACCCCGTAGCGTTAACTCCCCCTGCTGATCCTCCCGCCAGAACCGACCTACCGTTTGCCCTGTCATAGGGCCATACCAGATCGCAGTATCCTCGCGAGTCTTGTCAGCCCGCGTGAACTCATAGAGGTCGAGCCAGAACTGTGTGGAGGGGTAGGTAGTATTTCCTGTCGGTATCGTGAGTATCAAGAACCGATCAAAGAACGTCATCTGGACTTGGGAGAGCTGGGCTTTGTTGGTAAACTCTATCCCTGAAGTAGATCCATTGGAACGGAGTTTATCACCCACGTATTTCCCATGTAGCTGTCCTTCAGGTATCCAGTAGACATTGAGATCTGAAGTAAACCAGAAGATCCCTACGCCTGGGACTGTCACCACTGAACCGGGTGAGCTGGTTCCCACGTTGGGGTCTAACATGCGTATCGAGCCGTCCTCACCATTACTCGCTGTGGCAGAGGTAACATCAGACCCAAAGTCTGTACCGGTAATTAAGTAATATGCATTGGCTTGAAACGCTAAGCCACCTGTGTAGAAGGTATCAGAACCTGTCATGGTGAAGGGGTGAATCGCGGTAAACAACCCCACCTGAGATGGCCGGAAAGTCGCCCAGCTCGAATTCGTGGACCACACACTGTCATCTCGTGCATCACTGCGTTCAATCCCATCAGAGGTAATCGCAAACAGTCTATCAAGTATCGGGGCTACTCGTGCTCGTGGCGTAGGGATCGCAGTGCCGGTGACTGTCGCAAATGTGGTACCATCATATGAGCGTAGAACATCTGCACTATTCGAGACATACACCTTATCAGTAATAGACCAGGTTGTAAAGTAGGTATCTTGATCGCTGGTCATCCCGCTCGTCAAGACTGTCTCTACTCCAACATCACTGACCACACTAATTTTGGTGTCATACGCAATCAAGCGTTTCTTGAGTGGTGTCGAGCCACCATAGTAGAACCGATGCCCACCACGAATACGAAAGCTGGCTGCTAGAGCAGTAGGGGTAATCCTGGAGCTGCCATTCCGCATTCTGACACCGGCGCGATAGATACAATTCTGCATCAACCGTGCGGCTCCAGGTCGAAGATCCTCTTCACTAGTGAGAAGGTCGATCCCTGAGATGGGGTCCTCCCACGTCGCACTGGATTCACTGATTTGTCGCCGTAAGGCCATACATATATACCTTTTTAATGCCCGATCTCTAGTTCAATAAATCCGATACGATTCAAGTCAGCCACATTTGTGACTTGGTGGGTGACGGTCAAGGTCTTATCTATAGTCATATCTTCAGCGGAAGTCACATAGTTGAGTGTCGGCGTTACGCCGTTTTGCAAGATTCTAGAGAATCCTCGCTGTGACGACGCAGCAGTGACCTGACAGAGATCGACGTGTATTTCATAATCTGTTGTGCTAGCCGCAATCACGGCTGTCAGGAGCGTGGTGGCCCCAAGCGTCACCGTGACAGTCTTAGTGGCTGCCGTTCCCGTCACTTCACAATACAGACGTAATCGGAACCCAGTCCCTCGTACTTGGAGTTCATTCCCCTGAAAGGTCTTTGTGAAGACTTCGACTGGTGTAGCTGATTGCGTGGTCCCACCAGTACTAATTTGCTTGGTTGCCGGGCTAATGTCTGTGGAGTCCAGAACATCGGTGCCCGCTGCACCACTACCTCCTCGATATGCAATGTCTGTCGTACACGTCGTGAATGTACTGGAATGCCCAACATTACTTCTTCCTCGTGCGTCAATTCCTACCAAGCATGAAACAAATTCACTTGACTGGGCATTTACACGTGAAAAGGTGTCCAGAATCACTCCTGCCAATGTTTGCGTAGACAAGTAGGTGTAGTCTACATGGTTCATAGCCCATTCTTTTGAGAAAATCCCATACCCCCCACCAAGCATCGCCGTACCAGTGATCCCATTCGCATCAGCAGCCGATCCTCCATACCCTGTGCTCACAAAGGAGTGCCGAACGGTCATCACCGCACACCCATTCGCAGTGGTCGCACCAAACCTGCCAGCCTGCACACGTCCTTGCGACCGATTATGGAGGGCAATTCCCACATCACATCCGTCAGCAAAGACGTTGCGTGTCCAGAGTTCGCAGTCTCCATCAACAATCAGCCCGGCCATCAAGTTGTTCGCGGTCGGTGTCCCTGTGAGTGTGAAGTCTGTAAACTTAATATCCTCCACGTAGGCACGAATTGAATTCTGGAGGTAGAGGCCATGCACGCCGTTTCCTGTGGCATCAAAGATCGTCGTGGGAGTTGTACCATCTGACACCGCTGCCCCAAGAAATTGGATGCGATTCGGTGTTGGGAATGCCTTCGTAAAGGTAGGGCTCGCCACATAGGTACCCGCAGCAAACTGGAGTTTCCAGGTCACATCACCATAGCTATACTTGTATATATTGTCTCCAGCAGATTGACAGGTGAGTCGTGGGTATGCTGATGTTAATCCGTCATTTGAGTTACTTCCCGTGGTATCAACATAGAGAATATTCGTGGTACCTGGGTGGAACGAAGGATCAACATAGAAGAGGTCATTCCCACGCTTCAGCACACCAGGTCCACGGTGTCGCACATCATGAAAGTTCGGGATAGACGCAGTGGTCAAGTACGTGCCATCAGGCCACCAGAGTGCATCACCAGTCGCATAGCATCCAGCCACTGCTGCCGCCACAACCATCTGTGCTGAAGCCACTCCTGTGCGATCCACCGCTCCAAAGTCGAGCACGGTGAGGCGATTCCCGAAGTGAGCATCCAGCCGTTGCGTGGCTGTCCCTCCCACTGCAAGTACCTGGTAGGAGTTATAATCAGGCCCTGTGAGGCCATTAATCGGATCAGGTTGTGTACTCCAAGTCGCCATCTTATACGTCCCTAAACTTCATCGCGGAGACCCCGCAGCTTTGGTTGGTTAGTTCTGTGAGCATGGTGTTATAGATACTGAGTTCTGACTGATACCGATCTTCGTCGTAGCGTTGCATGGTTTTGACCGCCACTCCTTGTATCCACAGGCTCCGCCACTCTCGTACCAGGTTCAGGAATACCGCTCCGGCATCATCCAGCTGATCCAAGTCCACAAAGTACCGAAACAATAACCCATAGACACGATCTGGTATGGGGTACAAGTGGTACTCATCGGCAAACCGACTGGCGATAAAGGGCTTTCCAAGTGAGAGTGACCGATAGATCTTGTCAAACTCAGACGCCATATCTTGATGCCATAGTGATGTGGTTTCATCCACTACCAGGAACGTCGAGGTCGTATCAGGTGTCGTGGTCCAGGCGAGATTGATCGTTGCGACCTTCGTCGATGCCACATAGCTGAGTATCTCACGGTATTGCCCTTCACCTAAGCCACCAGTAATAAGTACATAGAGCCCGCGTATGGCATTGTCAGCTCCTGGGAAGTCACTATCCAAGGTAATCGTCGTACTCGCTGCGGCCTGCGCTGTCCCGGCATAGTTCTCAGGTCCATGGAGAAGCACTAAGGACACCGGAGTATTGGCGTCGAGTGGAAGCGCATAGCGTTGTTCTCCTGCGCGGGTGGCAGCCGTAGCAGAGAGTTGCAGGTACGGATGGTCTGGTGCTACACGCATAATATCAGACTTCACTTCGCGGAACTGGTGTTCCGTGGCGTCACTAATCTGCGTGGCACTGGGTGAGACGCGTCCGGCTCGCTTGAGCGCTTCAGTCACGACTGCGGCAATGGTGGGGGCAGCGGGGATGGCCATAGATTCCTTTTAGGTCTGTGGGAATGAGGGACCAAGAATGCGATGCCGCTCACGAATATTGGGGTAGGTAATCTCATCATACATCAGATCATCATACTCAGGTGCGACTTGACTCGCAGCCTGCCAGAGACTCCAGACCGTTAACCACAACATTTGACCACCTCAATGGTGAGTGCGATGGACTTTCGGGAGAGCCAAGGGAATTCCTTGGTCAGCTGTGCGTAGACCTGATGGCGCTTATATTCTGGTGAATGCTGCTGAGGTTGAATGGCCTGCATGAGGACTCTCGCGCGTGCTTCCGCTACTGGGTTAATCTCCTTCGCTAAGTTCCAGCACCACTTGGCCCGTTCATAGCGTTGAAACAGTGTCATCTTAGACTCCTCTAACAATGAGTATCGTCGCGACTGCCAATAGACTCCCAAGCAACCACCCTAAGAGATCTGTTCGGCATCCTGCATGACAGACACCAGGATGCTGAGCTTGTTCTCGAATCACCGCTATGACCATGGTGACTGTAAGACTTGCATACCAGGGCCATCCAATAAAGAGTATCGCGACAGCAGTCACAAGTACTCCCATAAGAGCATGAAGTACTTGGTCAATCCAATTGATCTCTGTCGGGGCTTCCAGGAACGCCATATTAGGCTGGGTCCACAGTGGTGATAGGGTTCGTACCTGCTGAACGTGTCACTGAGGCAGTCCAGGCTGGGGTTACATCGTCTTCCTGTGTGACGGTCAATGTGCCAGCAGACTCACTCACCTTGTTCCTGATGGCTCGTAAGCTATTCCTGACATTCCTGGTGTTCCCTGAACTCCCACCTACAAGGTCTCGATCCAAGACCTCATCGGCAATCTCTTGTGCGGCAGATTGCGCCAACTCTGAACTCCCAATCGCATCAGGAGCAATAGCAGCAGCATCGATGGCCGCAGCCGCGAAGGAGAGGTTATCTATCCCACCCACTGAGATGGAGACTCCACCCGCCAAGGTATCGACCGTCTCACCTGTGGTGACGGCACGACGGTAGAGTTCTATTGTCCGTGACACTGGAGCCATTGACGCCTGGGTGATATGCACACAGTATTCCTCACTGTCTGATCCCGCAGCAATGGTGGTGTCTTCATCAATCGTGAGGGCGTATACCCCAGGCATATTCCCGGCAGACAACTCGGTTACCGTAGGGGTGGTATAGATGACCGGTGCAGCCCCATTGCGGGAGCGGTAGACCGTGAAGCTCCCAAGACCTGTCTCGCGGGTACGAAGATCTGTCGAGTCTACTGCTACAAAGTATATCACTTGATCGATCTTACCGCTAGGGATTCTCATGCATTAATCCCTTCATCAATGGTATGGAGGGTCTGCGGGATACCCGTGGTACCAATCGAGCCAATTCCACACGTGATGTAATGGAGCCCCCCAGTGTTCCCTGTCTCGACGACTCCAGCGGGTATCAACACCGTGCGTCGTGGTTGAACAACCAGACCAGGTTCCCAGGTGGCCAAGATCGCGAGTCGAGTCGCGTGGTCGATGGTAGGAAGGTACTCAGGCCCTGAAGGTGTAACAACCCGAGACCGTTGTCGTATCGATGGTCCAGGGTGCCAGGTCTCAAGGATCTGGTACAGCCGCTCCCACCGTTGGATCGGCTTGACCGAGAGGTCGATGATGCGGTTGAACCAAACCGGCTGCTTGGGCTTGGGTTCCCATGACGCGAGCACCGTCTCTAACCAGAGTCGGTGCGCGACTGGGGGGTTGTCTGCGACCACTACACCAGGTTGAACAAACCGACGGGCCTGACTTGGTGCTAACTCAGGTACCCACGACCTGAGGATAATCTCTGTATTGGTACGACTGACTGGTGGCTGAACAACAGGTCCATCCTGAAGTACAACCCCTCTCCAGAGCGGTGTACTACTTGGAGGGTCCCAAGTGCGTATACTAATAAGCTGGTTGACACGACTACTGGGCGGAGGGTTGTCTGTAACGACAACAACAGGCTGGACAAACCGTCGTGGTTGAACTGGTGCAGTCAGTGGCTCCCACGACCTGAGTGCAATCTCGGTGTTTGTGCGACTAACAGGGGGTTTGACAACAGGCCCGTCTTGTAGCCCGACTGTCCTCCACAAAGGTCCAACTTGTCGAGGTTGCCAGCTCTCTAGAATACTAGCTGGGAGTCGAGCAAACGGGACTTGCGCCACCACCGCAGGTTGCGGGACAACACGTCGCGGTTCATACGCACGAGGGATGGGCTCCCACGACTGACGAATAACGGATTGGGTGGTCTTGCTATAGACAGGTGGCTTGACAACCGGGCCATCCTGTAACCCCACTGACCGCCAGAGTGGCCCGACTTGCTGCGGCTGCCAGCTCTCAAGGATACCTACCGGAAGCCGAGCGAACGGGACTTTCCCGACTTCCCCCGCTTGTGGCGTAAATCGTCGAGGCTGGTCAACCCGTGGTTGGGGTTCCCAGGACTGCCTGATGATCGACTGGGTAACTGCGCTACGTGTAGGAGGCTGGACGACTGGGCCGTTCTGGAGCCCCACCGTCGCAAACAGTGGCGTCGCCACCGTGAGTGCCCAGGTGGCCAGAATCGCTGCCGTAATGATGGCACGCGTTTTGTTCGGGGGTGGCCCCTCTGGTCCCGTGGACGACTCTAGGAGTAGTGACCCAGAGGCGTCTTCGAGTTGATAGTTTCCGCTACCGTCTTCTTTTTGGTAATATTCAACAGCCATCTTAGAAGTACGTCGTCACGACGACGCAGCCGTCTCCACCCTTTCCACCAAAGCCACCTGCGACCCCAGCCCCTCCACCACCTCCGCCACCAGGGAACCCGCCCGTACCACCCGTGACGACTGAGGATCCACCCCCAATCCCACCAGATCCCCCATACGGGAGACGACCTGATTGCGTACCTGTCGCCCCTTGCGGCGTGGTGGGTGCATTCGCGCCTCCGCCCCATCCAGGAATATCGATATTGGTGTTGGTGCGCCCCCCAGATCCTCCACCTGCACCTTTGAAGCTATAGCCATTCGTATCCGCCGTGAGTCCAGCGTCAGTATCAGCACCAGACGCGCCACCGCCTCCACCCCACTGCGCAGGTGATCCTCCTGTGGCACCCGTTGTCCCTGACCCACCACGTCCACCAACTAATCCGTAGGCTACGCCGTCTGTCGTGACTTCTTGCGAGAGACGTGCCGTATTCACCGCTGGACTCACACGCCCTCCACCCGATCCACACCCGCCATTTCCGCCGTCCGCACTTGCAGCCGCCGTAGCAGCCGTGCCTGCAATTCGTCGAGTCGAGGTGAGTGGCCCCGCATTGTTTTTATCAAACTCTGACACCACACCCGCATTGCCCGCTTGGTTGAGGGCCGTGCCGACATTGCCACCTTTCCCAGGATGCACGGTGACAGTCGCGCCGAGATCACTCGCGTTAAACCAGGCTTCATCATAGCCTCCCCCGCCCCCGCCTCCACCTCCTGCGGCAGTTGTGGTGGTATTACCCCCAGAGCCGCTCTCGCCTCCATCACAGATTTGGGCAAAGACTCGTTTCGCCCCGCTGGGTTTGACCCACGTTTGGTCAAGACCAGGGTTCGACCCGATAAAGATTTGG